GCAGTTTTAAATGCCATTTTTATCTCCATTGAAATAAACAAATGTATACATAAAGTATACGACAGTTTTACTCGTCATCGGCTAATAGTATTTGAGGTTGTACATTTGATAGCTAATCAAAGGTAGGCTCATACCATCAGGTAGGCTTTCAAGTGTAGTATTATGTGAGTTGTCCACGTGGAGAGGTCACATTTAAGTTATATATAGTTATACCTATAAATAACATTTTGTCAACTATTTATCTAGCAGAACCAGATATGTCGTAAACAAAATTCCCTGAACGAATCGCTTCCATTATCATGTCTGAGTTCTTTTCGTACTCATCTGCAGACATTCTTTGTACTTGCGATTCTAAAATCTTAGTATTCTTTCCTTCAGCATCAGGAACAGACCGAGTATTTTTTGCCTTAACCTCCGAAGCAGCACTCTTGCTACTCTTGCTCGTGTCCTTCTTACCAATGCCTCTATCTGATTTGTATAAGTCAATAGCTCTAGCTGCTGACCTTGCATCTTCACTATTTTCGTAAAGGGCATCTTGTACCCATTTTGGTTGGTCATCTGCCCACTCATGAAAATCGTCACTTTCTCTTATTTCTGCGAAATCAGGATGTATCTGTAATAATTGCACCTCTGCTTTATCTTTTGCATTCTTAGCATTTAATTCATCAATCTCTTTTAATTTAATATTAATAGAATCAGATTGCTCTTTTGCTTTCTTCATTGCTATAGTTTCAACTATTGCAGCAACATCAGGATATTCTTTTGCCCATTCTTCTAGGTCTTTATCTGATTTTGGCAACTTCATTTCTTTTTTTGTTGCCTTACCTAACTGTTCTTTTAACTCGTCAATTTGCTTTTGGAAGTCTTTCTCTCTTTCTTGAGAGTGTCTTCGTAAATCTCCATAACGCTTTTTAAAAGTTTTTTCTTCTGCATTCTTCGGTTCTTCCTCATCTTCTGCTTTCTCTTCTGTAACAGGTTGTTCAGTTTCACCTAATGCTTCTTCTTTTAGTTTCTTTAGTTCTTCCTCATCTTTTTTAATTCTATCTTCATGAGTAGAACGCTTGTTCATAAATGTAGCTTTTTTAGGTGTAGCATCTACCACCATTTCTTGTGCTTGTTCAGCCATTTTTTACTCCTAGGGTTATCGTAGCCATCTTGTTGGGGGATAAGTAGCTAGTACATATGTGGGTTATTATCTTGAAGCTAACCCACCTCGCTTCATCTTCTTAACTTTTGTTTTCTTTTTAAGTAGTCCACCTTGTTTAAAAGCAGGGTCATCTCCTACAAAAGAACCTCCTGCATCTTCTTGTTGTTCTTCTGTTGTTTGTGTTCCACCAAAACTAGTGCTCGGACTGTAATCACCCTCTTCATAGCCTGAGTCTTTTAAAGGGTCATCTAATTGTTTTCCAGTAGCAGGGTCAGTATATGTTGTAGGAATATCTTTAAAGAAATTTGCTTGTTCATTTTTCCTTACTGCATCTACTCTGTCTGTTCTTTCTTTTACTTTAGTATTTAAAAAGTTTTGTACTTTTGGATTAGTAATGCTTATCTTTTTACCTTTACCATCATCTGTATCCACATTTACTATATCTTTAAACTCTTTACCTGTTAACTCTACTTTTACTTCTGGGTAACCTTTAGGTGTTAAGGTTACAATATCTGTATCGGCAACCATGCTTCTTCCTGTCACAATACTTGCTATACTTTTTCCAAAAGACATTGGTAAACTTGTAGACAAAAGACCACCTTCAGGTTTTACGTTATACGAAAATTCCATACTTTTTGTAACTGAACCATCTTTGTCTATTTGTCCACCTAAACTTATAACAGTTGGGTTTTCTACTCCAAAGTTTTTTACATTTTCTTCTTTTACTCTATCGTCTAAAGCACTATCTCCCTCTTGTTGTTGTGTAACTTGTGTGGTTTGTGGTGTCACTTCTTTAGTTTTCACCTCTTCTGTCTTTGTAGCTTCAGGGTCTACATAACTATATCCTTCAGGTATTGGATATATAGGTTGTCCATCTTTAAATGGTATTTGTAACTTTCCACCTGCTTCATTTACGTATTCACGTAATTCATCATATTGTCCCGGAGTTTTTCCTAACAAGTTTTGAAATGTTGGTGTTTGCTCTCCTTGATTTACTTTTGATTTGAAAGGTTGAACAAGAGGTACGCTAGGAACATTATAATTAGGTGTTGTCATAGTTGGTTGAAAAGAGGGTAAACTTTGTCCTTGAAACTGAGAAGGTTGTGTAAACGTGCCTGTTCCTTGATTAACAAACGTGCCTGTTTGTGCTTTTACTACTCCACCCTCATTATACTCTCTTTCGTCTTCCATGTCAAGGTCTTCCATAGAAAAAGGTAAATCATCTTGACTTGGATTAAAAGGTGCATCATCAGGTATTGTTGCTTCATCTGCGTTACCCATTTGACCCATCGCTTCCATACGTGCAAGACCTGCTTTTGCTTTTTGTCTTAATTTCATGAGAAACTCTAACCCTAAATATCTTACAACATCTGCAGGAAACACAAACTCACCTTCACTTAACTGTGCAGGTATGTCATCTCTTACTTCTTCTTGTGTTGAACCCGGTGGAACATCATTGCCTGACACAGGGTCTACTGTACCACCTTCATCTTTAAGACCCCCTTCTTCAAACATTTCCATCTGTTTTGGTACAGAAGTTCCTTTTGCTGCACCTAACTCTACAGGTTTCTTGATCTCTTCTTCTTTTTCTAATTCTTTTTGTCCTCTTATTCTATCTATAAGTTTAGCCTCATCAATCATTCTTCTAACATCATCTACTGATGCACCCTCGGTATTCATCGGATGAAAAATATTTTTATCACTTAATGTACCACCTTTATCTCTAGCATCTTTTAGTTCTTTAATAGACCTAGCATATCCTAAAACAGTTGGGTCTTCTGCTAACTCAAAAGTCATACGACTAAATCCTTTTGGTCTTCTCTCAGGTAAAACTTTTGGCATCTCTGCCTTTCGTATATCTTTATCTTGTTTTCTTTTTTGAGTCATGTTTAAAATTCCTACGCTAATAGTCCACCTTGATTTTTCATAAAATCAGGTTTATCTTTTGTCATTGTCTTAGCAAATTTACCCTTTGCTTGATTGGTTTCTAATAGCATGTAACTATCTTCATAGTCCATGCCACCTGTTCTAGGATTAAATATAGCTCCCTCATATTCATTAGCATATACGTAAGAGTCATAATTATTTTTCTTAGCTGCTCTCTTTATTGCTTCAAACCATTCTTTTCTATCTTGAAAATTATTTGTAGTATCCAACTTTAATCTTTTTGCTCTTGTTGCCTCTAACACTAAATCTTTCCATAAATTTTTGTCCATGCCTAATTCCATAGCATCAGGATTCATATAATATACTGTGTCTCCTATTTTTAACTTGGGAGACTTTTCTAAGGCTCTTTTACCTTCAGGTGTAGATTTCATTACACGAAACAATCCCATTGACTCTACTTCATTTGGACTAACTGCTAGTTCTCTTAACCAAGTGCTTGGTTCTTTAAAAGAACTTATGTCAGGTATTCTAGCAGGTTTTAAATCTGTTAATAATTTTAAAGGTATTGTTCTAGCACCTAGTTTATGATTTACATTTACCTCACCTGTTTCAGGGTCTATTATTCTAGATTTAGCTTGATTTTTTGTTCCTACATGAAAACCTATATCAGCTTCGTTATTTTTAGACACAAATCCAAACTCTTTAAAATCTTTAGTTGTTGAATGAAATACATCATCTCCCATGTAATCAAATCTACCTTTTACAAGAGTTTTAAATCCTCGTCTTGCTATATCTCCTAATACAGGAACTGCACCTAAAGCTAAAGATGTTGCATCTATACCTGCACCAATGTAATCGCCTTTTTTTAAATTTTTACCTAAACTAGTAATATCTTTTGCTTCACTAACACCCGGAATAAAATCTGTAGTTATATCTCCTATTTCTTTTAAACCCTCTTTAGTTTTTTTTGCCTCAAGCATTTTTTGAGTTTCTGTTTTACCTTTTCTTTGCTCTCTCCTGACTTCAACACCACCTTTAAACATTTGACTAGCCACTTGTTGCACAGGTGCTACAGTTCTCTTTTTTGGTATTATAATATCAACCTCTCTGTCTTCCGTGCTTAAAAAGTTTGCTAAGTATTCACCTGCTAATTCAGGACTTGCCATCATCATTGCCAAAGCATTTCTAAAATTTGTAGGCAGGTTTCTTTCTTTTTTGTTAAAATTATATTTATCTTTTACTCTTAGAGCTTTATCATTTAGATCATATAAATTGTATTTACCTAAACTTGTAGCGACTCTGTAAGTAGGGTCTGTAAAAGTTCTTTTAAAAGAATCTGTATAATCAAGATCAACTACTTTTTGTTGATTTTGCACATAGGGATTAACAGAAGTTTTACCTCTTGTTTTTCTATAACTTGCTAACATTTTTTTAGTGTCATCTATATCTATTGGTTCAGTGAGATCAATGTAATCTTTTTGTAAACGTTCTGAGTATGCCTTATCAGCTTCTGATCTTTTTGCAAGATCAGCTTCTAACCTTTTCTCAAGACGTTTTTCTCTCTTAATATTTAATCTTTTTTGTTTTTCAGCTAGAAAAGCTATTTCTATTAATTCTTCTTTAGTAAAATCTTTAGCAGTTATAGGAGTATCTACACCCACCATGTTTTCAACTAATAATCTTATATTAGTAGGTATATTATTATATAAACTTCTTACAAACCCCTCATCGTCTTTTCTTATATCTAATCCTTTAGCTACCTCTGCACGAAGTTGAGCATCTCTTTTCTCTGCTTGTTCAATAAATTTTAATTGACTATTTGCCATTTTTTGTATGGCACTAGCCTCTGCAGAACGTTGCTTACCTGACTTAGTTATTCCTTCATTCTCTTTTACTACTTTTAAACCCATAATTATTTATGATGCGTTTACTTCATCCCTTAATATTTTTAATTTTTTCAAAGAAGCTATTGCTCCTTGAGAACGAAACATAGCAATATCTTTATCTGCTTGTTCTAATATTTTATACTGTTGCTCTACTAGAGCATCTACATATCTATTGAATGCTTCCCATTGGTGGTTGTTGTTCACCATCGGTTTGAGTTTGCTGAGTATTTGTTTGTCCACTTTCTTGAGGTCTCCCTGTAAATCCTTGTTCTCCCGGAATAGGTGCTTGACCTGTTCCTATTGTTGCTCCCCCTGCTCCTGTTGGGTCATTAGGGTCTGTTCCTGCAGGTGGTTGTTGAGGTTGTGCTTCAGGTGCAGGAGCTTGAAACTCTTTCATAAGCTCTGCTTGAATCGCTGCCTCATCCATATTGTTGGTAACTTTGTCAGGGTCTAAGTCCATAGACTTTGCTATCTCACGTATTATGTATTGAAACTTTGCAAAAGGTGCTAATGCAGGATTAGATGCCACACCTAAAAATTGCATAAGCCTTTGTGATCTTACTTCATTTGCCATAAGACTTTCAGTACCACGTGCTTTGACTTCTAGGTCTCCTTTTATACTAGGATTAAAATCAAACTGCATGTTAAACCTAAAAAATCCCTCTGCTAAAGGTCTTAATAAATAATCGTCTACGTTTTTAATTACAGTTTTAATACTACCTGCTGCTGCGTTCATAAGCATAGATATACCTGAAGCAGTTCTACCTATACCTGTAACACCTGTTTGTCCATGAGCAAAAGATGGTAATCCTGTACTTTCGTCTGCCAACTGTCTTGCTTTGTCAAACAGTTGCATGTTTTCATTTGATACATTTGGAAACTTTGTGCCAAAGATTGCTTGACCCGGTGCTCCACCCTGTCTTCTAAATACTTTACCCGGATACACAGATAAATCTTGTCCCGGAACTAAATTAGTTTCATCTACTTCTATAAGTAAGTTTCCTGATAATACTGCATTATCCACTGCCATTCTCATGAAACCATTCATTAAGGTTTGCGTATCATCCATGTTTTCTGCAATACCTACACCAAAGAAAGAATAAGGATTCAGTTCGTAAGGAACTGCCATGTAAGGTATCTTTGCAGGTTTAAATGGATTTAAAACCATTCTCAAGAGTTTGCCATCACAAATCCAAATGTTTGCTTGTAACTCATCAAAATCTTTTAGTTCGTCAGGTATTTCTACTTCATTGTCTATAAGAAGTTGTGTGTCACACATACCCCAATATTCTAAAACCTCAAAACGATATATACCATGTTCAGGTGCATAGTCTGCTAAATCATCTTCCCAATATTTTTTAACATAAGATTCTCCTGATTCTATTACATCATCTATTACAGTTCCTCTAAAATAAGGTCTCTTTTTAAGAGAACGTAATTGTGACCTAGACATCTTATGTCTTTCAATAACGTATTGAGCTTCATCCATATTATTTGCATCAGGGTCAGGATAAAAATTCCAAACTGACACGTGAGATGTAGAGGGAACTGTTTTAAATATAGGACTATACTCACCTTCGTCATCCCAATTAGGATATTCTTTATCTATAGCAAAAGGACCTTTCATAACCCCTGTGCCAAACAAAGCCATCTCAAAAGCAGTGCTTCTTAATTGTTTTGTAGCACCTGACTCTTGTAGTTGGTCAATAATCTTTTGTTCCATATTTTTTGCAGCAACCATAGCAGGACTAAAAGTTATTGCAGTAGGTGTTTCTCCAACACCTTCTTTTAAATTTTCTATGCCCTCTAATTTTTCTTGAAGAGGTCCAAGATTTTCAAGTAAACTTTTTTCGGTAGCACCTTTTGGAAAATCCACTCCATCCCCTTCAAAGCCATACGGAGAAGTTTGTTCACCCCTGCCACGAAGCTCTTCAGGCTCTTTTGGATCAAAGGATACATCTTTAGCCACACCTTCTGGTAAAACTGTTGGCTCAACGCTAATAGGAAATTTGTTACCTGCAAATAGAACGTCAACAATTTGTCCATAAGCTGCGAGAGTTTTAGTTTTCGTAACTTTGATAAAAACTCTTGACTTTTCTGCTTCAGTAAATTGTACATCACTTCCGTATATCCCCCTGTAATTTGTATAAGAACGTAACCATCGTTCTTCATCATTTCTTCTGTAGTCCTCGGCTCTATCATATCTTTCTTGAACAAAAGGTATGATACCATTTACTCCTACATCAGATAACTCTGATTCATTTGTATCTTCTAATGCTATCGCATCATCTTCAATCATTATTTCGTTATTTTCTTCTGCCATATTAATATCCAAAAGTTGCATCTGCTATTGGCATACCTTGTGATGGTCTACCAACAGGGTCATAGTCAAATATACTAAATCGTGGTCTTGACATTATACCATATCTTAATGCATCGTATATGTGGTCTTCTGCTTTAGTATCCACATCTTCAGGGTTTCTTTTATCCAAAGGTATCGCAGGTATCTGAGATATAGTATTTACACATGTGCTAAAAAATACAAGTCTTGGATTTTCTGTGAAATCATCAACTTGTAATCTTCGGTGTAATTCATTTTTACCTGCAACACGACTACCCTTACTTCTATCAGAAGGTCTCCAACGACACCCTCTTGAAATCATTTGCTCTGCTAGTGAAGGTCCTGTATCTCCACGTTTATGCCAAAGTGAGCTATCAAGAACTCCATACTTTATATTACCATCTTCTGATTCTAAGTCTAATACCATCTCTGCCAAATCTGTGGCAAGGACTTTAGAAACATACAACTCTCTATATAATATAAGTTGCTCATCTGGACTAACAGCAAACCACAACACAGCACTATAAGAGCCATAACCATAATCACATGCACGAAACTTGACCCAATTTCTTGGAATGTCAAAAGGTTCAACAACATGAATATCCCTGTTAAACTCAGTAAAAGCAGCACCTTCTTTAATATCCCAATCACCTTCAAGCAACTGTTTACGTTGGTGTTCAGGTAAGGAAAGAAGCATCGCTTCGTAGTCTCCTTGACTTGATAGATATGGGTTATCAGATAATCTAGCAGGTATGAATCTTCTTTGAAATAATGGTTGACCTGCTTTTGCATGATTGCTAGGATACTGTAAAGTTTTTCCTGTCTCAATGTTTGTGGCATCAAAAGTCTTTCCATAAGGTGCAGGGTCAATAAACATTTTTTTAACCCACTGATGACCCGGACCTCCCGGATTCGTTGTTGCTCTCATATACACAGGTAAATCAGGAGCAGTAGAACGAAGTCTTGACCTCATGTAATTCCAAGCATAAGGTGTTGACCATTGTGTTAATTCATCAAAGCCTATCCAACTAAAAGCTAAACCTTGATATCTTAATACGTCATCATCCCTATCTAGATAAGACATCCATAGTCTTGCACCTGATGGTGCTTCCCATTGCATCTTTCTTTCTGACCACTTAATACCCTTCCATATCTGAGGATATAATTCTTTTGACTTAAATATAAGTTCTCTTAATTCTTCTGTTGTATGTCTAAGTAACAAACCACTAAAAGATGGATGTCCCATATATCGTAATGGGTCTGCTAACATAGCATAACTTTTACCACCACCTGCAGAACCACCATATAATACTTCTCTTTCAGGTGCTGCAAGAAACTCTGTCTGAGGTCCTTCGTTAGGTTTGAAGATAATATTTTGTTCCTCTAACGGAATCTCTTCTATATCATCTACAACTTTTATTTTAGGCTCTTGCTCCTGTTCTGCCTTCTTCAATCTCTTTCGCTTTTTGGATTGCTTTCTCGGCATACTCGGACCATTTTCTAAGAGTTCTAGCTTTGTTCTTACGTTGTCTTTCATGCATTAATCTTTTTCTTAACCCAACATGAGATATTTCTCTTCCTGTTTTTTGAGTAAGCCAATTAGCAATTTGTCTGTACGAGTATTGATTAACATATTTTCTTGCTAATTCTACTGCTTCTAACTCATAAGGTATAGGGTCAAGTAACTCAGAGTCTTCTTCATTTATTTTATACCCAAAAGGTATAGTTCTTGCTATACGTGGTATCTGTATCCACTCTTTTTGCTCTTCGTCTTTTAAATCTGTTGGTTGTGGGAGCTTCCACTTACCTAAACTTCTATCCATTATTTTTTCTTTGGTGGCAGTAACATTACTCCACCTGTTGCTTCCACATGAACTTTTTCAGTTTTAGTTAAACCTACTCTGTCTAGTAACTCTTTTGCAGCAGATAGTCTATCTCTAATACCGAGTTGTGTAGGGTCATCAACTCCACTTACCATAGCTACTGCTGCTTTTGGAGCATTACGACTCATATACATTTGAGTCGCTTCCATTATTTCATCTTTCATTGTAGCGACAATAGAAGATGTGGAAGAATGCTCTGAATATCCTGCAAGTAGTTTTGCTTGAACAGGGTCTCCATTTGCTTGATCAAACAAAACTTCTAAAAACTTTTGTTGTCTTTCTGTTAGTTCTCTTTTTTTTGGACTCATATGGGTATACCTTGTTTTACAACTCTATCAATCAAACGTTGTGCTCTGTTTGTTGTCTGCTTGAACCATCTACTGTCCTCCATCTGAAGTGCCATTTCACGATAGTCTTCTACCTCTACCGCAGCAATCATCATTTTAAATTTACGTAAACGAGGACCTCCAAGTTGGAATGCCATATTTATTAATACATGTTGTATGTCTTCAGGTAAGGAATCAAAATCATTAAATATATCTTGACAATCATTTATAGCAGTCTGTACATCTTTTTCAAACCACTCTTGTACCTGCTCTTCAGATATAGGAGTACCAATAGGTCCTGCATATATTTCTTCATCCCACTCAGTAATCAAATGTCCGATTCCCCCGGTCAAATGACCTTCACTACAATGGTATGTTTCATATTTACATCCCTCGTCAGCCTCTATTTCTTTTCTTAATATATCTATGTTCATCTTCTAAGTCCTTGCTTACGTTGTTCTGCATGTAGAGACTCAACGTGTTTACGATAAAAATAGTTTCCTATTTTACTAATTATACCTGATATGTGTAAAAATGTCAAGGTTTTTATACTCATTTCTTTTTCAACATCTTTGCTGCTTGACCTACACCTTTGATACCAAATGATGCAGATATAGCTATATATAGCAGATATTGATACCAATCAGGTAAAGTTGCTAACACT